CAAGGCGAGGGAGATGAGCGCCGCCATCCCCCAGGGCTCCTTTGCGGAAATCCAGCGGGCCACCCACCCGCTCCACACGGACAATCCGGAGGAATTCCAGCGGGTGGTCATGGCCTTTCTTTCTGTAAGAAGTAACCTATCCTGAGACAAGATTTGACGTTGACTATGCATGACTTGGCGTGTCTTGTAGCACAAGTAAACTTAATGTCTATGCATAGATAGAAATATTTTGTGCCGTGCCGACATGGAAATCGTGATTGCGACAATCTTTTTGAAAAACCTGTGGATAAAAAAACGTAATGCGCGACAATATTAATGTTTAATTCACAGGAGTTTTCACCATTCTGACCGTGATTTTTTCTCTTACAGTATTATCTTTTATTTTCAAAGACAGATAAACGCCATTATCCCCTTCCGGCATTGCATAATGTCGCCACTGTCTATAAAGAAAATCAACCAAATCATTAGGATATATTGTTTTCCTAAACTCAGAACCGGAAAATATTACGTCGGGCTGTTTTGGATTGTTCCTATCCTTATATAACACGCCAGAAAACATAAATCCGCCGTAAGTCTGGCCACCCATAATGAACAAAGTCTTATTCCAATCAATTTCAATATCATCAGGTGTCTTATTCCGGATAGTCAAGTTAAAGGCAGTGTAACCATTCCAGATATCGTCATATGCTGTAGGGGTTATAGAAGCCGAAAAAGATTCATTATCAACTGATTTAATGTGTGGATCGAGCTTCCAAGTGAATTTCGGACCAGTTGCGCATCCTAAAAGCATAAAAGCAATAAATATTGAACACATAAATATAACGCTTCTCTTCATGTTTTTTCTCCTTCCGTTGCTTGTATTTTTCCCCACGAAAACAATTCGTTCTGCTCATGGGGTGTAAGAGGTATTCCATGAGGAAATATCTTGCTAAGCTCATGCAATGATTTAATAAGAGACATCAATTCTTCTTGATTTGGAGTTCGTTTTAGTTCTCGATAGATGGTTTGAATGATGGCGGCAATTCCAAAATCAATAGAATTAAGATCCTCCCTTCCATTCATATTAAGGAATTCCCTCATGACATCATAAATAGTCTTAAACAGGACGGCGTCAAAACCGCCATGCCTCATGCTTATGATCAATTCAGATATAGTTCTATCAAGTTCGCGGCTTCTCTTTATTTCATCCATGAACTTATCAAAAGAGCCTGGCGGCAAGTCTTTTTGCGACTCTACAGTCAGTTCAGTAGGCTTTTTCTCGGGACTGTCCGGGTAGGGAAAGCCTTCGCCGGTCAGTAGCCAGGATTTAGCGCATTTGTAATAATTTAGTATGTGGTCGATATTCTTCCGGCTTGGATGATTTCCATATTCGTAGTGCTGATATGTAAAGTAAGCAATACCTAACGCTTCCGCCGCCGCTTTCTGTTCCATGCCGCGGTTTGTGCGCAACCAAGCGATCCGTTTCCCGAGTTCAAAATCTTTGCCCATCATCCCATTTTTCCGCGTTACACCTTTTGGTAAAGGTGTAACAAAAGGTGTAACGCGTGTTAAACCTCTTTTATGCTTTTGATATTATTAGCGTATTAACGTTTTTTCCATAAAAAATACAAAAATGAAGGTGTAACGCTAAAATTTAGCTTGACATGTCATTTTATAGCGTGTATAGACGTAAATAAATTAAGCGCAACAATCACCGCAAAAAAAGAGACCACCAAAAACACATGAACGAAAAGGAGCAAGCACATGAACGATAAATACGGCATGACCCCCCAAGAGATCAGGATCGCTATTTACCGGGCGAACCTGAATCAGGCGGCAATCGCCCGGGCCCTCAAGGTGAATCCGTGTCATGTTACCCTCATCATCGATGGAAAGCGACACTCAAAACGGGTGCATGCTGCCATCGCCGAGGCGATTGGTATCGATAAAGCACGGATTTGGCCGCATCTCTATATGATCCCCGGTCGGGAGCCTAAACGCGGACGCCCGGCGAAAACCTGGCATCGGACGGCGGCGTAAATTAAAAATCAACCCTACGGCTATCTTATAACTGAATTTTTACGGTGTTTCAATGGCAAACACGAAAAAAAGAATAGACACAAGTCAATTATCCCTGTTCGACACACTAAAATCTTACCAGTCACAACCCGAAAAGAAGCCTGCTGGCAGCTTCGACATCGACCGCACATTCCGTGAGGCAATCAGCGAGGCTTTGAAACGCTGTCCACGTTCACGATGGGAAGTGGCCGGGCGGATGTCGGAACTGACCGGGCAGGAGATCACCAAGAGCATGCTCGATAGTTATACGGCGGAATCTAAGGAGCAGCACCGCTTTCCGGCCATTTTTTTACCCGCCTTCTGCGAGGCGGTTGGTTGCAGCGAGCCTTTGAAGTTACTTGGCCGCTTGGTCGGCGTTTTCGTCCTGCCGGGGCCGGAGGCGTTACGGGCGGAAATCCAGCGGATTGAGGAAGAAATAGCTAAAAAGTCGGCGGAAAAGCGGAAACGCATGATGTTCCTGAAGGAAATGGAGGCGGAGCGATGAAACCGGAAGTCATCAGAGACAGAACGCTGGATTGGTTTGAACGGATGATGAACAGCCTCTGGCTGGAACGGGCCTGCTGGGGTGTCATTGGCGCGGCGGTTTTGTACTTCGGTCCGGTCGCCGTCTGGATACTACTTAGATAAGTAATGATAGGGAAGGACAAATAAATGAGAAATATCGACAGCCTAATTGACTTGATGCTGACATCGGATGAGCCTGATTGCGCTTCCTGGGGGAAGCAGCTCTTGTGTGCCACAAGATATGACTTTGGAAAGTTCGACAGCCTGAGAGAGACGGTAAAGACGGAACTATTATGTACCTGCTTAAATGAGCGAAGGGAGATTTTCCATCTCCCAGACCGGAATTGCCTTTTTTATTGCGATGACTTTCTTTTCATTCACGTTCTGAGTTGCGATGACGGCGTTATCGAGGCGCGCGCTGCCATCGTGTCTGAATGCGGGAAGGGATTCGACTCCTATCCAGTATATCTCAATATCTCCTCCGATAAAAACGAAGTATCTCACTTACCATTTCTGAACAGCAAAAAACGGAAAGAGAAGATCAGCAAAAGAGATGCCAAGTGGTTATTCTGCATGCTCGGCATGTTTTTCGTCATACTCCACTATTTTCCGGAAAAAGTTAAAAAAGACAGCATCATGGATGTAGCTTTCACTATGGAAGGAATCGCCGTTATTACCGGGATTCCACTTGATGAGTTGAAACGCCGGTCGGAAGAGGAACATTGGTTTGCAAACATAAGGAGATGACTCCGTGACACCTGTATATCTATCGTTCAAAAAGTTATCTGAAATCACAGGGATTACGAAAATGACGCTTATGCGGCAATCCAAATTACCAAATAATAACTTGGAAACGAGAACCATCAATGGCAACGGCGGCGAGCAATATGAGGTGCTCCTGTATAGCCTTCCCGCGAAATACCAGACCGCTTACGTCCTATATATAAAGGATACGGAAGGCGACACGGCGGCTGCCAAAATCTCCGCCATGCTCCCCTTCCTTGCCCCTGCCGCCGCTGAAACCGCTTTAACCATCCTTGCTCCTCCGGAACCGGCGCAGGACCTTTTTCCGGCCTTCGCAGAGGTCCTTCCGAACGCTGCCGGACGGAAAGGAAACGGCACCGGTTCATCTTATCTGCCCGTTAAATACGAGTGGCAAAAACTTCCCGCCTGGTCGCCGGAGCGGGCCATCTCTGAGAAAACCCTGACGGACAAACGGGTCGGACGGATTATGCGCATCCTCCGGGAGGTGGAAGACATCCCGCGCGGCTGGGACAAAGGCACGGACGCCTGGATCAAGTTTGTGGCGGCAAAGCACAATGTTGCCCGGCAGACCATCTACCGATGGAAGGACAAGTACAACAAACGCGGTCTTGCCGGTGTCGAGCACCGGAAATCGACCAGGGACAACCCCAAAGCCTGGACGCTGGAAGCGCTTGACTGGTGGATAGCCCTTTGCCTGAAGCCCGCCCACAGCAAAATCAATTTAAAGGCCCTTTACGAAGACGTTCTGATTATCGAGGCCCAGCGCCGGGCCTGGCGTATCGGGTGCCTGGAATCCGCCGTCTGGTGGTTCAATAAACGGGCCACGCCAACAATGCGGGCCCTGCAGAAAGGCGGCATGCTCGCCCTGGACAACATCATGCCCCCCATCCTTCGGAAGTACAATGATCTTGCTCCCTTTGAAATGCTTGTTGGAGACCAGCACCGGTATGATTTCTGGGTGGTAGATGACGACACCGGCCAGGTGTTCCGCCCTGAATGTTTTATGTGGCAGGACCTGCGGACCAGGCTCATCTACGGCATGGCCTTTGACCACCATTATGACGCCCATCTTTGCGGCCTGGCGCTCCGGATCGGCATGCGAGTCTGGGGCTGCTTAACAGCATCTACACCGATAACGGCAAGCCGGAACTCAGCAAGTACATGATGGGCATCATGGCCCAGATCCGGGAGCATGGCATGGAATGGAAGCAGACCGAAGACGCCCCGATAGACATCCTGGACGTAGACGCCGAAGAGATCAACCCGGTCATCGAGCCGGGGACGCATAAGAAAGCCATCGTGAAGAACGCAAAAGCCAAGATGATTGAAGGAACCTTCAGTATTTTCGAAGATATATTAAGAAGCCGTTTTCGTCTTTCCGGCAGCGTCAAGCGTCTTACGGATGACATACATACCCAGGATGTCGATCATGAAGGGGCCATGACGCTTGCCGTTGACGGCAGAATGATGCTCGCCTCCGAATTCTACCTAACCTGCTACCAGGCCATCGACTATTACAACCGGCAAAAGGTTCATCGCGGCGTGCGCAAGGAGTGGATGTGGCAGCCGAAACCGGCGACGGCCACGCCGATGGACTGCCTGAAATTCTGTTATGAAGACGGATGGCGTCCGAAGGTCATTTCTGACGAAGCGGCGGACATGATCTTTCTTAAGCGGGCATCCCGCGTCGTCAACCGGGGCCGCCTCAGCATCGAGGGCGAGACCTACGAACACAATCTGCTTCTGGATCTGCACGGTGAGAGGGTCGATATTCGCTACAACCCCATCGAGGCCGACCTGGTGCATGTTTACCGCCAGGGCGCTTTCCTTTGCGCCGCCTCGCCGGTCGAATACTCCTCCATGAAGGACGACGACCTTGCCCGTCGCAAGATCGTGGAAAAACGGGAGAAACGCAAGGCCATTGCCGACCGGTTCCGCGAAATGACGCGTCATATTCCGGATTTCCGGGCCTTTTCCACCATCCCGAAGGCGGAAAAGATTGCCGCGCAGATCGGCGAAGAAAAACGCCGCCAGGAGCAGGCCAGAATCACGCACGAGAAACCCATGTCCCCGGAACAATACGAGGCGGAAATGGCCAAAATGGAAGCCATGAACATCCTTCCTCCAAAGAAAAATAAGCCCCTTCCGGGCCGTCCGACGGAATTCACAACAAAATCAATCCGTCATGACTGGTGCTTGAAGTACGAGATCGCCGGAGGCGAATTGTCGGCGGAGGACCGCGCTTTTGTCGAGAAGTATGAAAGCGAGAGCACCCCGGAGGCACGCGAGCGCTGGCAGTTCGAACGGGAGTACGGGAGGGAATATGGTGCAGTTTAAGTCTGGCGACGTCGAGCGCCTTGTGAAGTGGAACGCAAAACTGAAAACGGCGGAAAACATGCGGTTCGATCCGCAAGTCGATCTGGAGATTATTTCAGCCTACCGGAATCAGCGACCGTCGGCATGCAACGTCATAAAGTCTCCTATTCCGCTTTATCGGTGCTACTTTATAGAAGATCAGACAGTCGCTACTTATATGACCCACATCCTGAAGAGCGAATACAAGACTTTTCTGCATATTCTGAAGAGGTACAATTACCAACCTTCCATCCAATTATTTGTCATCACTGACAATGAAGTGATTCTTGAAGAGAAGGTCAGCGGTTCCATTCTCGCCCACCTGCTTTTCCGTTTTCATCATCGAATCGCCAAAAAATACATTAGCGACGAACTATTTATGATTGGAGGAAATCAATGAACGATACCTTTGTAACCACGCCGAACACACTGAAATTTGAAGAGCTTTGCAGCGAACTGGCGGACCGTTCCAGCCTGATCGGGCCATCCCTGGCGATGGTCACCGGACCGGCCGGTCGGGGAAAAACGGAAGCGGCGAAGCATCATGCGACCCAGACAGACGCCGTGTACATCCCGCCCCTGAACACGAGGACCCCGGCGATGGTTCTCCGGGAGATCGCCTTCGAACTGGCGAAGGTCCGTCCAACCCGGTCGGATACCTGCCTGGCCGTGATCGGCGACGAGATGGCCAAAGACAGGCGGCTGATCATCATCGATGAGGCCGATCTGCTGGCCATGAACATCCTGGAAATGCTGCGGAACCTGAACGAGCGGTTCTCCTGCCCGATCCTGCTGATCGGAGAAGACGAACTAAAGGGAAAGATCGCATCGAGGCGCAGGCTGGCCAGCCGGATCCGCCGGAAGATGGAATTCGCGCCTGTCACGCAGCAGGACATCGCCTTCTTCTTCAAGCAGTCCCTGGGTGCAAGGCTTCCACAGGATGCTTCCCTTCTGATCCAGCAGCACGGGCGCGGAGACTGGAGGCCCGTTTTGACGGCAGCCATCGCTATCGAGCGCGCCATGAAGGCCAGTGATGCCGAGATCACCGAGGAGTTGGTGAAAAATGTGCTCAAAAATTCCTAAGACGGGCCTGGCTTCCCGAATGCGCGAATGGATGGAGGCGCAAACAGGCGCTTTCACTTCGATGCAATTGTGCGACGGCTTGGACATCACGCGAGGGACGGAACGGGACAAGGTGAGGACCAGCCTGGGAGATTTCCTCCGACGCGGGGAAATTGCCAGGAAGACCGACAAACGAAAACGGCGACAACATTCAAGCTGCTACGTCTATGTCAAACGGCCGGACATCGTTTTCGAGGGTGGCCAGGTCCAGGAGAAGATCTTCAAGGCCATGCGCCTGCTCAGTTTCCACGAAGCCTTCGCCGTGACCGACATTCAGCGCATGACCGGCACGGATCGGAACTATATCGACAAATTGACCCGCCGGTTGGTCAAGGCCGGTCATTTGAAACACGACGGATACCGGTCCAGATCAGCCAGCTATGGCCGGGAGGCCGTTTACCGGGTCGTCAACACGGATCGCTTCCGCGTCGAGGTCATGAAATGAGGGATGCGCTTTCCCAGCAGCGCCAGGGGCTCCTGGCGAAGATCCACATCGCCAAGAAGGACATGGGCCTGACAGACGATCAATACGAGGCGATGCTCGCCGGGATGAAAGTCACCAGCGCGAAGGATCTGACGATCCTGCAGATGGAAAAGCTCGTCCAGTATTTTAAGCACTACGGGTGGAAGCCCTCGAAGATCAAACGCAAGACACCGGATCGGGAAAACACCCGACTGGACGCCCTCCGACGCCGGTGCGTGGAGGTGGCGAAGGAAATTGAAAACGGAGAGCGGCGCTTGGCCGGGCTGGCCATGACGATATGTGGCGTATCCAGCCTGACATGGTGCCGGGATGTCAATAAACTTGAACGGTTGCTGGCCGTGATCGGAAAGATAAAGGAGGAAGGCCATGACGTCAAAAGAAGAGATTGAATATCACAAGATTAAGGGGCTGATCAGCGCGACGCTGGCTGCGCACATCGGGGAACCGAACGCGGTCGGCATGGGCGAGCTGCACGAGGCCGTCTTCGGGTCTCCCTGGGAAAACAGGGTCAACGACACCGGCAGGTTGCGGAAATACATTACCCGCCTGCGCCGGGAAGGCGTCCCGATCTGCTCGGTGACCTCGTCTGATGGAGGCGGGTACTACCTGCCTGCAGGCACCAGCGAGCTGGTCAATTATCTGCGCCGGTCAAAGGTTCGGGCGCTGAAAATCCTTTCGCGGGTGGCGAAGATTCAGAAAGTCTCCCTGCCGGATCTGCTGGGCCAGATGCGCCTGGAAATGGAGGGGAATCATGGCGAAGCGGCTTAAAGAAGCGAACGCACCCCTCGCGGATCTCCACGGCCAGGCCGATGATTTCCTGGAGAACATCAAGGCTGTGCAAGGCATCATCGATGACCTGATGACGGAATATAACGACGCCGTGGCCCGCCTGAAGGCCGATTGCGAGGCCCGTCTGAAACCCTTCAAGGAAGACCTGGCCCGCGACGAAAAGGCGCTTGTGGGCCTGATGAAGGCCGCAAAAAAGGCCCTTTTTACCGAGAGCGACGTCGTTTACCTGTCCAACGGAATGCTGCTCTACACCAAGAAAGACAAGGTGTCCATCCCCAGGGACCATGACGCCGTGATCGCCATCTGCGAGCAGCAGGGGTTCGGCGAAGTCGTCAAGATCGTGAAGTCCCTCGACCGCGAGGCCATTGAGAAATGGCCGGACGAGCGCCTCTTTCTCATTGGTGCAGAACGGAAACCGAAAGAGGAGTTCAATTACGATCTGAAGAAGGAGCCCGCAAAATGACACAGAAAGAATTTGACTGGCTTCAGCGCCTGGAAAAGAACGTCGATGCTCATTGGGACGAGTTGACGGCCTGGGAGCAGCGATTCACCGAAGATCTCCTGGAGCGGTTCCGCCGCTGGGGGATCAAGACGAAAATCAGCCCGAAGGAATGGAGCATCATAACCGAGATCTCGGACAAGGCGATTTTATAAGGAGGACGCGCTATGATTTTAATCAGACCAAGCCATGAAATTATAACGAAAATCGATGGAGACGAAATCTGCAAAAGGATCGAAGCTGCCGGGCGGACTTGCTATAAATCTGAAAGCAAAATCACCATAAAATCTGCAGGACCCTTTGTCAGTCGTATCATTAAAAGCGGCCACCATTCAGTCATTGAACATGAATCGATATCGGTCCGGTTTATTTGTGATCGCGGTGTTACTCACGAGATCGTTAGGCACCGGCTGGCGGCCTACAGCCAGGAATCAACACGATATTGTGACTATGGCGGGAAATATACATGTCCGCAGGTCACGTTTATCATCCCGCCGTGGATCGATATTCCTCCTGGTCAGTATGGCACGAAGGAAGATGTTCCTATTGATGGCAATTCTGGCCATTATTGGGCGTGGTCCATGCTTGACGCGGAAAGAATGTATGCTTGTCTGCGCCAACATGAATGGGCTCCTCAGCAAGCTCGTGCCGTCCTGCCGAACAGCCTGAAAACTGAAATCGTAATGACGGCCAATATCAGGGAATGGCGGCATGTACTGAAATTGCGCACAGCAACTGCAGCGCACCCGCAAATGCGTGAGTTGATGAGGCCGCTCCTTTCAGAATTAAAAGACAGGATACCGGTTATATTCGATGACATAATGGCAAAATGAGGTGTCCATATGAAACAGAGGCGAAAGGAAACTTGTTGGGGATGTAGAGGCGTGAAGTGTTCCTCCAGCGGCACTGAATGCGCCCTGGGTTATACCATCACATTGACCGACAGTGGCTATTACCGTCCCGGCCGTGGGGAGATTTGCCCGAAGCCAGCGACGTATCGGCAGCTTAGCGACGCCCTTCGACGGGAAAGCATTTTAGGGGGGGGTAATCGTGAAATTCAACTGTCCTTACTGTAGGAAGGATATTGACTTTATGGAATTATCGCATGACAGCGACTTGCTGGCGATCATCAAGATGCTGAACACCTTCGGCAGGCACAGCAACGTCGTGTGCGCCTATACAGAGTTGTTCGGGCTGCGGCCGCTGAAAACCAAGACGAAGAAATGGAGGGTGCTTCTGGAAGAGATGAAGCGCCTCTTTGACAGCGAATCATTCACCTATCAGAAACGGGCCTACAAGATCAGCCAAGCAGGCATTATAGAAGCCCTGAATGTCGTTGTCCATCGCAATTTCACGGATTGGCTCGATTCGCACAATTATTTGAAAAAGATCATGATCGGGATCGCAGAGAAGGAGGAGCGCGAATCAGCGAAACAGGCGGAACGGGATCTGCGGAAGAAGGAAGGCGGCTTGATGTCCGGCACCCGGTATCCAGAGGCCGAAGAGGTCGTCCAATTGCCGAAGATGAAGGACGTTCCTCTCGCACGTCTAACTGAAGAACAAGTTGAGGAGAACCGCCGCCGGTTGAAAGATATGATCAAGCAGATCGGTGGGTGAATGGTAATGCTGAATCCTGGATATAGAGCCAGAGTATCAGATGTTGACTTTAGGGCCGAAATCGACCCCGGGCAGATGTTGTTTTGCCCGAAATGCGGCAAGCCTCTCATGGAGGCCGTAGCAGAACGAGTATATCAACGGTGTAAGCATTGCCGAAAGTGGGTTTTTATGCAAAAAAAAGTATTGACTTCTGATGAAAAAACGGTAGGATAAACTCAAATTTCGCGCGGCTCGCCCGCCATATAAATTTTAAGCGGCTTTCACAGCCCGGTTCTGGAGACAAAATCTCCGGGACCGGGCTTTTTTCGTTTTTGGAGTTGGCGATGCCAGAAACAAGTGAATCGATAGAAAGATCATGGGATGCCTTGAAAAAGGGCGGTGCCGATCACTACAAGAGCGGCCTGATCGAACCTATCGACCTGTATCGTTCCGGCGGAATCCTTCAGCCGTTTGCCATTGGCTGTATCATCAAATACGCCTTTCGCCAAATAGCGGCGCTTTCCGTATCTGACTGCAACAAGATCATCCATTACGCCGAAATGCTCAAATGTCTTGCCCTGCAAAGGGAAAAAGAACAGCGAGGCGAAGGATGAAGCTCAAATTCGTCTACAAGATTCTTCCCGCCATCGTAATCTTCACGGATCGCGTCCCGGCTGGGTCTGTCGGTTGCGCCAACGCCATGATCGTCCGGATCCGCCCGAAGTACGAGGGAGACGAAGGTCTCCTGCAGCACGAACTCACCCACGTCAAACAGGCGTATCGCCTTTTGATCCTCTTCCACAGCCTCCTTTACCTCCTCGATGATTCTTACCGCCTCCATGCCGAGGTGGAAGCCTACCGGAAGCAATTGGAGTACTCCCCTGACAAAGTTACCGATACCGCCCGGTTCGCCGGTTTCATCTCCGAGAAATACGATCTCGACATTTCGAGGGAAATGGCAGCCGTGCTTTTGAGGGTGAAAGATGATTGAGATGAAGAAATACGTTATCCGCTTCGGCCTGGTTCTCCTGGTCGTCCTTCCGATTCTCTATTTCACCCAGGGAGCGAATGCCCTGGGCATTATTTTTTACAAGATATCCCTTTCGATGATCGGTGTTTCCACTGCCGAACTCGTCTGGGCTGCATTCTTTAAGCCCGTTTACGGGGCGACGGAGGCGATGTCCGGCGATGAAAAACGGAGCGTCATGGTGTTTCGCGGCTTGCTTTACGCTGCTCTTATCCTGGCCTTCACCCTCGGTTTGTGATGCCAGGAACCGCTGTTTGAAATACTGGCCCCAGGTGGTTCGGGAAGCCCGCTATCACGTAGGCATGGACGCTCCCGCGAGCGACTTCATGGGCCAGATCGAGGTGGAAAGCCGGTGCGACACCGGTATCACGGCATTCGACGGCGGCATGGGTCTTGGACAGTTCATGCCGGACACGGCAACCTGGATCCAGGGCAAGGAGAAGGCCCTCCGGGACGTCTCCTTGAAGCCGATGCCCTACGATCCGCGATGGTCGATCCGAGCGCTGATCCTCTACGACCGGTGGCTTTACCGAAACGTCGACTGCCGGGACTGGCATTACGCCTACCGGTCCTATAACGGGGGCCTGGAGCGCATGAACCGGGAGATCAGGAAAGCAGGATCCTGCGATTATCAGAAGGTCGAGGGAGCCTGCAGCAGAAAGGTGATCAAGATGAAAACCGGGCTGCTCGATATGTGCCGGGTCAATATCGAATATCCCTACAAGATCCGTAAAGCGGGTCGGAAGTATGAACGATGAAACGAACGACCATCATTGCGATCATCCTGGCGGCGCTGGCCTTAGCTGCTGCCGTAGTCGCCTGGTATCGGGACCAGTACCCGGCGGTTATTTCGAGGACGGAATCCGTCAAGGTTCCAGAAATAAAAACGGTGACAAAAATCAAGACGGTCAAGGTCCCGGTCAAGGAAGTGGTCACCATCGAAAAAGAAGTGGTTGTGGAGAAACTGAAACTGCCCGACGAGGTGGCCAAAGACGAGAACAAGCAGGTCATCACGACCGGTGAAGTGACGCCATATGAAGGGAAAACGAACGTTGTCGCCGTGCTGGACACGAAGACCGGAGAATCAAAGCTCATTGCGAAGCAGCAGCCGGTTCCCTTCATCGACTTTGAAAACAAGAAGGAAATTGGGGTGCGCTACGGAGCAACGATAAAGAACGGAATGGAGGCCGACATTTACGGGAGATGGGATTTCTTGAGGATTGGGAACGTCCATCTCGGCGTTTACGGGGAAGCGAACACAAGCGGGGACGCCAAAGCGATGGTCGGCATTTCATACAGGTGGTGAATGGACGAGATCGATGTCGCCCAACAGAATGACGAACTATTCCGGCAGTCGGCGCTGAAAGCGCATTATGCCGGTAGGCAGAATACCGCGATGACAGCGAAGAGCGGCAAGGCAGGGCCTTCATCCGGCGGGAGAGGGACCCTGCCACGCCACAAAGCCTGCTGCGATTGCGGAGAGAAAATTGAAACGGCGCGCCTGAAGGCCATGCCCAATGCCGTCCGGTGCATCGGTTGTCAAGAAAAAAAAGAAAGGAGGGACAGGTCTCTTGGGTGAAAATTGGCAACTTTTCATTTTCCTGCCCGGTCTAATCGCGGCCTGGAGCGTGCTGATCGTATCGGTATTGCGGACCATGTTCAAGGCCCATTGCGACGACATCAACAGCCGCCTCGAAGGCTGGGGAAAGGACATCTCCAAGCTGGAAAAGGACGTCCTGGAAATGAAAGCCGACCTTCCTCTCTCCTACGTCAGGAAAGAGGATTTTGTGCGGTTTGAGGTTGTCATCAATGCCAAGCTGGACCGCGTCCATGACTCCATCGAAAGACTGAAGGAGAGATTGTAATGAAGGAACCTCTTCCCATCGACATGGAAAATGCCAGGCGATTTGAGATGCGCTGGCTGATCTTGAGAACGCTGCATGCAGCCCAGCCCAGCGGCACGTCGGAAGTCATGATCCGCAACGCCATCGAGCCCGTCATCCTTGATGTGACGCTGAACGACATCCGCCGGGAACTCGATTACCTGGAGGAACGCGAACTGATCGCGGTCACCCATCGGGACAGCCCTGTGTGGCGAGCCAAGATCAACAATCACGGGATCGACATCGTTGAATATACCGTCGATTGCCGCCCTGGAATCGCCCGTCCCAAGAAATGGTGGTGATATGCCTTCGAGATCGAAGATCACGAAACTGCCCGACGCCGTAAAGCGTGAATTGGACAAGCGCCTGATCAACGGAAGTTTCTCTGATTACAGAGCGTTGTCCGAATGGCTTCGGGATCAGGGGTTTGAGATATCCCATGCGGCAATACACCGTTACGGACAAGCCTTTGAGGATCGCCTGGCGGCGATCAAGATTGCCTCGGAACAGGCGCGAGCCGTTTCAGAGGCGGTCGGAGACAACGAAGGCGTCATGAGCGACGCCCTGATCAGCCTGGTGCAGGAAAAGGCATTCGACGTCCTGGTCAACCTTCAGACCGAAGACCCGGTGGCCTTCGCCAAGATCTTCCCGAAAATGGGGATCATGGTGGCCAAATTGAGCAAAGCCAGCGTGGATCAGAAAAAATGGATGTCGCAGGCCAGGAGCAAAGCGAAGGACGCGGCTGAAGAGGTCGTCAAGGTCGCCAAGCAGGGCGGGCTTTCCGAAAAGACCGCCGAGGAGATCCGGAAGAAGATTTTGGGGATCGTATGACAGAAGTGAACCTCCAGAATGATTTTGACCAGGCGAGACCCGCCACGGGCATCTTATTGCCCTATCAGACCCGCTGGGTCGCCGATAAATCTGCGGTCAAATTCATCGAAAAATCGCGCCGTGTCGGTATTTCCTGGGCCGAGGCGGCTGACGATACCCTTTACGCTTCGGAGGTCGGCAGCGGCGAGAAAAGGAACGTCTGGTACATCGGCTACACGAAGGACATGGCCCTCGAATTCATCAATGACTGCGCTAATTGGGCGCGGGCCTACAACCTGGCAGCGTCTACGATGGAGGAATACGAGGAGATCGATGAGGAAGAGGTGGCTGGCGTCGTCCAGGAAAAGAAGATCCTCGCCTACAAGATCACCCTCGAATCGGGCTGGAGGATCACGGCGCTGTCCAGCCGCCCGACGAACCTGCGCGGCAAGCAGGGGCGTGTGGTTATCGATGAAGCGGCATTCCATGACGATTTGGCCGGGCTGCTCAAGGCGGCGCTGGCCCTCCTGATGTGGGGCGGCCAGGTCCGGGTCATCAGCACGCATTTTGGCGACACGAACGAATTCAATTCCGTGATCCAGGATATCCGTGCCGGGAAGAAGCCCTACAGCCTCCACAGGGTGGACTTTGACGACGCCCTGCAGGATGGCCTTTACCGGCGGATCTGCGAGGTCCTGGGGCGGGAATGGACGGCAGAGGCAGAGGCGGCCTGGCGGCAGTCCATCATCGATTCCTATGGCGAGGACGCCGATGAGGAGCTTTTCTGCATCCCGAGCCAGGGTACCGGTACCTTCTTGACCCGTGCGCTGATTGAGACCTGCCTCTCCGAGGAGATCCCCGTCATCCGGTATGAGCAATCGAAAGCGTTTGCCGAGGTCGCCGATCACATCCGCTACGCGGAAGTGAAGGATTGGTGTGATGAGATCCTGAAGCCCTTGTTGATAAAACTGGATGCCAAGCGTGCCTCCTATTTCGGGGAGGACTTCGGTCGGACTGGCGACTTGACGGTAATCACGCTTCTTTGCGAGCAACAATCCGCCACATTCCGCGCTCCATTTATCGTGGAACTCCGAAATATCCCCTTCAAGCAGCAGGAGCAGGTGCTGTTTTACATCGTAGACCGGCTTCCCAGGTTCCGCTATGGCGCTCTCGACGCACGGGGAAACGGTCAATATCTGGCGGAAGTGGCCATGCAGAAATACGGAGCGTCCCGGATCGCCCAGGTCATGTTGAGCGAGACCTGGTACCGGGAACACATGCCGAAATACAAATCGGCCTTCGAGGATCGTTCCATCCTGCTCCCAAAGGACGCCGATATTATTGAGGATCACCGTGCCTTCAAGGTCGTTCGCGGAGTGGCGAAACTTCCCGAAGCGAAGATGAAAGGCAAGGATAACAAGCAGCGGCACGGAGATTCAGGCGTTGCCGGCGCGTTGGCCTGGTTTGCGACCACGGAAGGTGAAACCGGTCCCGTTGAATACGAAACTGTCAACAAACGGCGCTTCGCTGCGCAGCAGGGAGCCTGGTAATGGCAATTCTATACGATCAATTCGGCAGGGAAATTCAAGTTCTGAAACAACCGGAGACCCGTGAGATCGCCGTGACGACGATTCGGGATCGCTGGTCGTCCTATCCGAGCCAGGGGCTGACTCCTCAGCGGCTGGCCGACATTTTCAAGGAGGCCGATGGCGGCGACGTTTACCGGCAGGCCGAACTGTTCGAGGAGATGGAGGAGAAAGACACCCATCTCTTTTCGGAGCTTCAGACGCGGAAAAACGCGGTCCTGGGACTGGATTACGATTTGACGGCCTGGTCGGAATCTGCCGAGGACAAGAAGATTCGGGATTTTGTCTCCGATTGCATTTTTAACCTCGACAGTTTTGACGATGTCCTGCTGGATCTCCTCGATGCCATCGGAAAGGGCTATTCTCTCTGCGAGATTCTCTGGACAATTGACGGCGGCAAGGCCGTCATTGGCGGCCTGCCGTGGATTCATCCCAAGAAGGCCGTGTTTTATGACCGGGGCGGCGACATGTGGGCCAAGAGCTTTGAGGTCCCCCGCGTCGTAACCGAAGCAGAGCCGGTTTATGGCGAGATCATGCCGCCCTTCAAGCTGGTTTACCATCGGTACAAGGCCAGATCCGGCTATGACACCCGTGCTGGCGTCTTGAGGGTTTGCGCCTGGATGTACCTGTTCAAAAACTACTCTTTGAAAGATTGGGTGGCATTCTCCGAGGTCTTCGGAATGCCGCTGCGCCTCGGAAAATATGACCCTGGTGCAAGCAAGGAAGACAAGGACGCCCTGGTGTCGGCAATCCAGTCATTGGGCTCTGATGCCGCCGGGATCATATCCAAGAGCACCGAGATCGAGTTTGTCCAGGCCATGAAGAACTCCGGGACGGAGAATATCTACGAGGCCCTGTCCAACTTCTGCGACCGGCAGATGTCGAAGGCCATTCTCGGCCAGACGGCAACGACGGAAGGGACGCCCGGCAAGTTGGGAAATGAAGACGCCCAGGACCGGGTGCGCAGGGATCTGACGAAAGCCGACTGCCAGGCCATTGAAAAGGCAGTCCGTTTTCAGATCGTGCGCCCACTGGTGGGCTATAACTTCGGGTGGGACAAGCCTCTGCCCTGGTTCAAGCTGATGTTCGAGCCGCCCGAGGATCTGGAAACGTTGAGCACCGTTTACAAGAATCTCCGCGAAATGGGGCAGCCCATGTCTGCCGAACACGTTTCCGACCGGTTCAAGATTCCCCTGCCGAAGTCCGGGGAGACACCTCTCGGCGATGTCAGACCCGAACCGCCAGGCAAAAAGGCCCCGCTGGCGGCCAAAAACAAGCCCGTGTCGAGCGAACTCCCTGGGATGAGGGTCATCATAGCCAAAACGGGAGAAGACGCCTTAGAAGGCGAAATTGACGATGCGGACCTGATCAGTAACCGGTTGGCGGACGAGGCTGGTGTCATTACAGATGCCCATTTCATGCACCAGGTCCGCCGCCTCATCGACAACCCGAATGTTCGGGACCTCGCGGATCTGCGTGATCGGATCATCGATCTTTGGGGAGAAATGGACCCGGAAGATCTCGGCGTGCTGATCGCACGGGCGATGGCCGTGGCGGAAATGGCAGGGATGTCCGAAGTCAGTGATGAAACGGGGGTCTAAATGGCCATCGAAACCGTTTTTAATCTGCCCTTTGTAGAGCAGGAATCGTTCTTTCGCAACAAGCTGAACATCCCGACGCAAAAGTGGACGGATCTCTGGAAAGACCAGCACGCAAAGGGGTTCATGATCGCGGGAGCCTATAAGGCAGATCTTCTGTCCGACTTTAGGGCCGCCGTGGACAAGGCGATCAGCCAGGGGGTCACCCTGGAAGAATTCCGCAAGGATTTCGACAACATTATCTCCAAACACGGCTGGTCGTACAAGGGCGGGCGGAACTGGCGAAGCGAGGTCATCTACTCCACGAATATCCGGACGTCTTATGCCGCCGGGCGGTGGCAGCAGCTTCAGGATCCAGAGGTGCAGAAGTTTTACGGCTATCTGACCTATCGCCACGGCGACAGCCGGGTTCCCAGGCCCCATCATCTGGCATGGAATGGGATCACCCTTCCGGCCGACGATCCCTGGTGGAAGACGCATTACGTACCGAACGGCTGGGGTTGCAAGTGCAAGATCTTCGCGGCGACAAAAGAGGATTTCGAACGGGCGAAAGCAGGCGGAAATGGGGAAGCTCCTCCCTCCCCCATCGACCCGAAGACGGGAGAGCCGATCGGGATCGACAAAGGATGGGGATACAACGTCGGAACGGCTACCCAGGCGAAATACAGCATCTTGGAAGGGTCCCTGGCGCGGCTTCCAGACGACATCGCCCAGGCCCTGATCAAGGAGATCGAGGCGAAGGACAAAGAGGCGGGAAAGGTCGCCAGGCGAATCCGCAGCACGGTTAAAAAGGAAAAGAAAGCAGTTACATCGGCTGACGATACTGCTCTTTGGAAAAAGGTCGAGGGACAGAAAGGGTCGAATCCCGGCGGGCTCTATGAGGCCCCGGACAAGCAGCGATATTACGTCAAGCTGTACGCCGACGAAGGCCAGGCCAGGACGGAATTTGCCTCCAACGCGATCCACAAGATGCTCGGCGTGGAGATGCCGGAACTGACCTTGAGGGATTGGAACGGGAAACTGGCCCTGGTGAGCAAGTGGAGAACGGATTTGAAGGCCATGAGCGCCGCCGACATGATCGGCCGCCCAGGAGAGATGGCGAAGATCTTCCAAGCCTCCGTTCTGACCAAGAATTGGGACGTCGTTGGCCTGGAATTCGACAACGTCATGCTCGCCAAGAATGGGCGCCTGGTCATGATCGATGCCGGAGGGAGCTTCAAATATCGCGCCCAGGGGGGAGCGAAAGCCTATGAAGCCGTTCCTGCCGAGGTAAAGACGTTGCGGGATGCTCAGTTGAACCGTCAATCGGCGTCCGTCTTCAATGCCATTTTCGACAAGAATGCCTGGTTGGAGCGGGACGGTGCCGAGGGTCTGCTGAAGCTGAAAAAGACGGACGTGAAGAAGGCGTTTGAGCAGGCGGGATTTGCGAAAGATGAAGTTTCCGACCTTACGGAGACCCTTTGGAAGCGACGCCAGGCTCTGATCGACCGCTACGATCTGGAAAGCAAGCTGGTTCCCCAGGGATTCGGCAAGCACCTTGAGGAGTTCAAGAAATGGGGAGTAACGCGATGGCAGCCGAACGAGGTCAACGGCCTGGTCAATGGGGCCAAAGACGGCCACTTTTTCACGGAGGTCGAGGCGCTGGTCGGAAAGTTCGAAGCCTACGCGATGCAGAACGTTCACAAATGGGGACGTGGAGTGCTGCGCGGCTTATTTACTGAGTGGTCCGGCAGTTCTTCTTCGAAGGGTGGAGCGACGATCAAGCTCTGGGCGGAATCTCGGTTCGGGAAGGTTACGAAATACCATTCGGGACAGACATCGAGAGGCGAGGTCGTGACAACGTTGAAAGAGGGGCTACGAACGTCATTACAGCGAGCGAAACTGCCGCAGGAGACGGTCTTTTCGCTGCTCGACGCAGAATACGAGTTTCAGCAGTACCTCATGAGGCGGCTGCACGGCTACGAGGAGATCCCGGCGGTCCGGTTCATGTCGAAAGGAGAATTTGCCTCGAATTTCAAGAAGGGTGCTTTCTCCGGGAATTCTGTCCAATCCGTGACGGTCAAAGTGGACGGGTTTGGCGGATCAAAATGCGTGAGGATGAGCATCCGCGTGGAGGACACGGTGAAAACCTATTACCAGGGCCGGAAGTACATGCATTTCGGCAAGGGCGAGTCTGAATATGTTGTTGTCGGGAGGGCGGCCAGTGCGAACGTCATTCGATAAAGCCGAGTTCCGCTTTCCATTCGTCCAGTTCAACCTGATCTTCAGGCGTGACGGGGAATGCCTCCAGCAGAAGGTCATGGAGGCCGGGACAAAGGACACGAACCTCAGTGTAATCGGCGGCGCTGATTTGAAGTTTGCGCAAGAGGAGTGCGGTCTTATGACCGTTTTCAAGAAAATCCTCCCAAGTGCGCAGCCGGTCAACCCAGGTGTAGTCACCGATTGCCGTTTCGGGAAGCGGAGTCAACGCTTCATAGCGTTTTTTCAAGGCGTTCTGTTCCATTGTTTACGTCCTTTTCTGGTGCCTGTAAAGGGCCGACCACACGTCCATGCAGGCGTCATGGTACCGGTCGTCGCCGATGGAATTCTTGAAGTTCGGATAGTCGATTTCTTCAATGGCTTCCGACAGCTTTTCCACAACGAGAGGCCGGGGAATGAAGGCCCGGTAAAGATAGTCGGCCTGCGGGGTCTTGAGCACCTTCGCTTTTGGGAAAAGGCTCTTGATATGCCCGGCAAAGCGGGATCTGACGACCATCGTTTCCGGGTCGTCCCGATTCTCCACAATGGAGACAAAACCCCTGTTGGTGAAAACCCACATGGCTTCTCCTGTTACTCCTCTCGTCGTTTTGCTTCGGCGCTCGCCCGCTGGTTGTCCAGGCGGATGAGCATGCGGATATACGCCGAAATGCTGATGCCGAGTGCTTCAGACTTTTCGACGGCCATGCGCCTGGTTTCCGGATCGACCCGGATGGGGAGAAGCTCCGTTTTCTTCATGGCTATATGATATACATTGTATATCGTTTGTCAAGCATTATTTTTTAGAGGCAAGAGGGCAAATGCCGGAAATTAGAATTACAGTTCACGACGAACCGGTCAACCAGGCGCTGAACAACCTGGCCCAAAAGGTCAAGGACCCGTCTGCGGCGATGAAGATCATCGGTGAATACATGCTGCGGTCGACGGAAAACCGGTTCGACAGACAGGGCCCTGCTCCGGACGGATCGCCGTGGGCTCCGTTGAAGGCATCGACCTTGAGACGGAAGAAGCACAGCAAGATCTTGACGGAATACGGTCATTTGCGCGGCAGCATTCGCTATCAGCTTCAGGGACCGTTCAGCGTCGCCATCGGGACGAATCGGGTTTACGCGGCGATTCACCAGTTGGGCGGGAAGACTTCGCCGAGCGTAATCGTTCCGAAAACGAAAAAGGCGCTTTTCTGGCCGGGTGCTGCGCATCCGGTGAAATCGGTGCGCCATCCGGGATCGGTGATCCCCGCCAGGCCGTTCTTGGGCGTGAGCGCCCAGGACAGCACGGAGATCGTAGGCATCATCAACCGTTATTTGTCAATGAGGTAACACCATGAAACATTTGATCTTGTCAGTTTTGAAGGAGATGACCGGCGCGCCGACGGAATTTCAGATTCTCCCCTGGGGGAAGATCGATATCTCCGGCGATGAACCGGCCTACCTCTACGACCAGGAAGCTGCCGCGTTGATTGAAGAATTCAAGGAGCGGGGCAACGACATGGTTGTCGATTACGAGCATCAGACGATGCAGGACGTCCAGGCACCGGCGGCGGGTTGGATCAAGCGCCTGGTCTGGAAGGGAACGGAAGGGTTGTGGGCGGTGGTCGAGTGGACGGGAAAGGCGGCAGAGTATCTGTCAAGCCGGGAGTATCGCTACTTTTCGCCGGTGATTTGGATCACGGCGAAAGACCGGCGCGTCATTCTGCTGGAAAACGTCGCCCTCACCAACCAGCCGAAGATTAACAACTTGAAACCGCTCATGGCCAAGATGCGCCACGAGGACAATCAAAATCAGGAAAGGGAGGAAATTATGATCGCAAAACTGAAAAAGCTGTTGGGGTTGGCCAATGAAGCCGGGGAGGACAAGATCGAAGAGGCTGTGACCCAGCTCGTGGCCAAAAATACGAAACTGGAGGCCGATGCAACGAAAGTCGTCGCCTGCAAAGAGGTTATGGTCGCCCTGGGCGCAAAAGAGGACGCGGGGAAAGACGAGGTCGTGCAGATCGTCGCTTCCCTCAAGGCACCGGCGGATGTGGCCAAGACCCTCAGCCTGGAAGTAACGGCCCTCAAGCAGAAGATCGCGGCGATGGAGCAGGAGGACCTGATTTCCCTGGCCTTGAAGGAAGGCAAGACGAGCCCCGAAGAACTGGACAAATGGGGACGGGATCTGGCGGGGAAAGCGCCGGAGCAGTTTCGGCAGATCGTCCTGTCCCGCCCGGCGGGCAGCGTGATTCCCGTGGACGGCATCAAGATCGCCGCCAAAGACACCCAGGGAGCCGTTGATGCCGCTCAGCGCTCCATCAACGAGATGATGGGCATCGATGAGGAAACCTTCAAGAAATACAACAAATAAACCAATCCTGAACAAGGAAAAGGAGGAAACACATGACCGCATTAGCTGAAGACAAGAAAACCGAATACCGAGAAGGAGTCGACATCTCCATTCCCGTGGACGACGGGGACACTATTTATGCCGGAGCGATGGTCAGCGTCAATGCCGCCGGGTACGCCGTAGCGGCAGGAGACACGGCCAGCACGCTCTTTGTCGGAATTGCACGCGAACAGGCGGACAACAGCGCAGGCCAGGACGGCGACATCAATGTCACGGTTCGCCGCAGGGGCTTGTTCAAGATGTCCTTCGCCACGGCGATCACCATCGCCAACGTCGGCGACAGCGTCTATATCGCCGATGACAACAACGTGGATCTCGTGGGGAATGTCACGCATGACATCTTCTGCGGGATCATCGCGGAATACATCGATACGACCCATGCCTGGATCGATATCGAACCGGCCATCCGCCAGTCCGACGCCGCCGCGCATATCGCCGACGGGAGCGCTGCCCATGCCGCCAGCGCGATCTCCGTCGCCGACGCCGGTTTGTTTACCGATCAAACCGAGGTGGAAGCGGCCCTTCAGGAGATCTATCAACATCTCAAGTCTGCGAAGGGCGTCATCCAGATTCCCATGCCGGTCATCACCGACGCGGGCGTTGCCCTGGCCGCATTCTCCAACGGAGAAAGCGCAGTGCCCGGCTACTGCGTCACGGCAAAGGGCCTGGGCATTCGTTGGAACAACCACGCCACTCCCGGCGCGGTGGGAACGAAGGTGATCGTGCCGCCCGACATGGATGTGACCTCCAACGCGGTGCTCCATATCCTGGCTGCCAAAGACGGAGCGACCGTCGGCGACGCCACGAAATTCACCGTGGCCGCCTACAACAACGTGAAGGCGGCTGCATATGACGCAGATTCCACTTTCGGCGGCGACACCAGCGCCATGACCGGCGACGCCACGACCAAGCACGTCCAGGAAGTGACGCTCACCCTGGCTCTGGCCAACCTCGCGGCCTATCCGGCGGCAGTGGAATTGACCATCAAACCGAAAGACGGCACCCTCGGCACCGATGACGTGATCATGCTGGCAGCGTGGATCGAGTACAAGAAGAAGCTGCTGACGGCGTAACCAATACCTTGACCGGGGAGAGAACGTCGTTCTCTCCCCACAGCCAAAAGAAGGAGGCTTAAAATGATTGTCAATCAAGCGAATTTGCAGGGAATCTACAAATCGTTCAGCACCGTTTTCAACCAGGCGTTCGATTCCGCACCCAGCCAGTGGCCACTGGTGGCCATGCAGACGCCTTCCACCGGACGGAGCGTCGACTACAAGTGGCTGGGCGACTTCCCCATGATGAGGGAATGGCTTGGCGACCGGGTTTTGAAGGACCTGTCCGCCTTCAAGTATGAGATTACCAACAAGGACTACGAGGCCACCATCGAGGTGGATCGCAACGACATCGAAGACGACCAGATCGGCGTTTATACGCCCATGATCCAGGGTTTGGCCCAGGCGGCGAAGGTGCATCCCGACGTCCTGGTCTTCGCCCTGCTCAAGGCCGGATTCGACACGGAATGCTTCGACGGGCAGTATTTCTTCGATTCCGACCACAGCGTCAACGGCGCGTCCGTCTCCAATACCGGCGGCGGCGCGGGAACCCCCTGGTACCTCCTCGATCTGTCACGGCCGATCAAGCCCATCGTCCTGCAGATCCGGAAGCGCCCCCAGTTCGTGTCGATGGACAAGCCGGACGACGAGAACGTCTTCATGCGGAAGAAGTTCCGCTACGGCGTCGATGACCGGAAGAACGTCGGCTACGGCCTGTGGCAGCTTGGCTACGGCAGCAAGCAGACCCTGAACGCCACGTACTATGCAGCGGCCAGGGCGGCCATGATGGCCTTCACCAACGACGAGGGCGTCCCGTTGGGCATCACACCGACCCACCTGGTCGTTCCTCCGACCCTGGAATCCAATGGCCGGGCCGTCGTCGAAGCGCAGTTCGACTCCGCTGGGGCAAGCAACGTCTGGTTCAATACCGCGAAGCTGGTCGTCGTGCCGTGGCTTGCGTAACGAAAACCTTGCGGGTGAGCGGGCCCGCCCCGCTCCCCCCCGGATGATCGGTCCGGATGAAGGGGGAGCGGGAAAAACGCTCAACAAGGAGGAGCTTAAGATGATCAAAATCAGAAGCAAAAAAGCCGGGTTCAGACGTTGCGGCATCGCCCATCCGAAGGAAGAGGCGCAGTATCCCGATGACCGATTCAGCAAGGAGGAATTGGCCATTCTCAAAGCGGAACCGGTGCTGACCGTTGAGATCGTCCCGGACAAGAAAGAGAAAACCGAGGATTCCGGTGCAACCGAAAAGGCTGAAGCGGATGAAACCGGCAAAGAATCGGCCAAAACCGGGAAGAAAGGTAAACGGTAATGGCTTACTGCACCCAAGACGATATCCTGAATCTGCTCAATGAAACCGCGCTGATTCAGTTGACGGACGATGATGGAGCGGGTGAGATCGACACCGATAAAGTCACCCGCTCTATTGCCGACGCCGATGCCACCATCGATGCGTATTGCCAGGATCGATATGCCATCCCGTTGTCCCCTGTGCCTTCGAAGATTCGCCAGATCAGCGTGGATATCGCGGCCTATAATCTCTACTCCCGCAGCGATCTGGAAATGCCTGAAATCCGGGCGGACAGGAACAAAGAGGCGATTCGATTCCTGGAAAAGGTGGCTGAAGGGAGAATAAAGCTCGGATCGGCGACGCCCTCTCCGGCCAATACGGACAATGCGGTGAATATGGATTCCAATGACCGGATCTTCACCAGGGACAAGATGTCGGGGTTTTAAATGATCGAGACGATTCAAGACGACATCATAACGCAACTGCAGAAGATCACTACCGCGGCCAGCGTCGGCGTCTGGCAGGGAGATATCGAGGATCTGCTCAAGTCGCCCCAGCGCCTGCCTGCTCTGAATGTGATCTACCACGGTGCGGATTTTGACGAAAAAAAGGTCATCGGGACCAACCGGGCCGATCACCAGATGGACTTCCTCATCGTCCTGGTTTCCAGGAACCTCAAGAGCAGGGAGGCTGGTGCATCCGAAGCCTACACGATCATCGAGGCGGTCAGAAACTACCTCATCGGCCACCAGATCAGCCCTTACGGGTGGCTCTGGCCTGTCAGGGAGGACCTGGTGACGGCTGAGGGAGGGCTGCTGGTCTATGGGCTCAATTATCGTTTGAAAACGAACGTCATCGCAACCGAGCCGGTCCCTGAACCGGAACCGTAAAAAGGAGGATTTATGAAGAAACTCTACTACGAAGAAGGGCCGAAAATCATGGGCTGCGGCATTGCCGGGCAGTTCAAGATCGGCGTCCCGAAGGAGGTCCCCGACGATGTGGCGGAAGTCCTGCTCCGCAAGGGGAGGCTGAAGGAATACCAGGAAAACCAGCCGGAGATCGCATCCGGCCGAAGCAAGAAGGGAAAGGAGGAATAACCTATGTCTCAGCAATCAGGCGCTAATGCCGTATTGAATTTCGACACCGAAACGGCGTTCAAAAGCACCCCCGGTGCGCCGGACGCCCATGTCCTGCCGTTCACGACTGAATCTCTGCGGCTGAACCGAAATCTCGTGTCGTCCAACACGATTCGTTCGAACCGCAATCCCCAGGCCCCGGTCCGGGGAAATGTGGACGTTTCCGGCGACATCAATTTTGAGCTTTCTCCTCAGTACGGGAAGCTCTTCAAGCACATCTTCGGCAGCTATGGCGTTGCAGGTGGAGCGGCACCATACACGCACACCTACAAGATCGGCGCGCTGCCGGTCGGGATGTGCATCGAGAAGCAGTTCAGGGATCTCGCCACGGACAAGTATCTCCTATACAACGGCTGCCGGGTGAACAGCTTCAGGCTGGCTGCCAAGCCGGAAGGGATGATCAACTGCTCGGTCTCCATCATGGGGGCGAAGGAGACCATCGGAGCGGCTACCTTCGACGCAACGGCGACCGACAACGGCCACACGCCTTTCGACGGATTTTCCGGGTCCATCCAGCGCGGCGGATCCCCGCTCGGGACGATGACCGAGATAGATTTCACCCTGGACAACGCCCTGGACGGCAACAACTACGTCATTGACGGTACCGGCCAGCGTTACAGCCTTCCCGAAGGAAGGGCGAAGGTGACCGGCACGGCCAAGATCCTCTTTGAGGACGATGTTCTTTATGCCCTGGCCATCGCCCACACCGAAACCACCCTGGAGCTGCATTTCACGAAGGGTGCGGGGACAGGGGCATCGGCAGGAAACGAGAAGATGAGCTTCTACTTCGATGAGGTCATTTTCAAGCCTCAGTCTCCGGTCATCTCCGGGCCGACCGGCCTGCTGGTGGAGCTGCCTTTCGAGAGCTACTACAACGACGATGCCGATGCTTCGGCCCTCCGGATGGTGCTCTTGAGCCCGATTGCCACATTCTAAGCGCGGAAAGGAAACGACATGGAAAAAGAAATCGACGGGAAAAAATTCAACATCCGGCCCCTCAGCAGGGGCGAAGTCAAGGCTCTGCGCAAGAAGGGCTATAACATCGGCAATTTGTCCATCGAAAACGCGGACGACGCAGCCGATGAGATTCTGGAGATGGTCTGCGGTGCGGAGCAGATCCGCGAGGTCGATGCGCTTCCGAACGACAAGGCGCTGGAACTGTTCAAGGCGATTATCGACCTGAGCTATGGCAAGGGGAACGATGAAAAAAACTTGAAGCCATCTGGCAGTGGTACGAAGGCGGCGGACCTGCCAGGTGCAGCGGATGCGTAGACAGGTCTCGGTGTGACCGATGCCGGAACGCCCCGCCCGCTTTATTGCCGGAAAACGAAGACGCCTGGGACCTATGGACAAACGTTTTAACGCAATGGCGGGTGGGGCCGAACGGTGTGATCGGTCTCGATTACAACGCCGCCGCCATGATCGCGGGCGTCATCGAGATCGAATTTGACAAGGTGATCCTGAGAAAACTCAGGGCGCTTGAGCGGAGCGTGTTGAAAGGGATCCATGAAAAGCAGGACGCAGGAAAGCAAAACGACCCAAAATCGGCGTTTTGCCGGGCCTGCCGGGCGGCAAAGAAGAACGTGGACTGCTCGACCTGCAATATCGACCAGATAGTTGTGAAGAGCCCAAATGACGAAACTCGAAATCATCATCGCAGCTAAAGACCTGGCCACCGGCGTTGTGCAGACGGTGAATTCGGCGACACGTGCCTACAAGCAGACGCTCCAGGAGGCCAACGGTGCCGCGAACGAGTTCTCCGGGACAATTCGCAACCTGTTCCTTTCGTTCGGCGGTTATGCCGTCATCAAGAACGCCGTCAGCGCCGGTTACAGCTTCAATTCCACGATGGAGGAAACCCGCGTCGGTTTGGGTTCCCTGATCTACTCTATGCGGGAATTCCGCGATAAAGCCGGGGACATCGTCACTGGCCAGCGGGCCTTCGAGGCCGCCCTGAGTCTGAGCGTCCAGACCCAAAACCGCCTTCGCATCGGCGGTCTGGAGACGGCCGCAACCTACGAGCAACTGACGAAGGCATATACACAGTCGTATGTCCCGGCCCTCAAGGCCGGTTTCGATGAAAAAATGGTCGTGAATTTCTCCACGGCCATCGTCCAGGCGGCCACGTCCATGCGGGTGCCGCTGGATATGCTTGGCGAAGAGGTTCGCAGCATCCTTGCCGGCAACATGACGCCACGGACGACCATGCTGCAGCCGCTCATGGAGGCAGCCGGGCTGACCAACGAGAAGATCCGCCAACTGAACGCCGAAGGGAAGCTCTATCCTGCCGTCATGAAGGCCCTGGCAGGGGCCACAATCGGCGCTGCCGAGGCATCCAAGAATTTGTCCGTCCAGTTGTCGAACTTGAAGGACGCCGCCACCCAGGCCCTCGGAAAGGGTATGGAAATCGGTTTTCAAAAGACGAAGGGCATCATCAAGGACGTCACTGATTCCATCGTCACGTTCAACAAGGAAACCGGCGAGATCAAATGGAACGAGAGCCTGATCGTCTCGTTGCAGAAAATGGACGAGAAGGTCTTCTCGGTCATCGACGGGATCCGGAACATGAGCAAGGCGATCAGCGATTTTACGAAGAATCATCCCGTCATCGTGGATCTCCTTACCGGATTCGGCGGTCTGGCGGTGAAGATTCTGGCGGTCGGTGTGGCCATTAGGGCTATCGGCGGGACTGTGACCTGGCTGGCATCCCTGATCGCGGCCAACGCCGCCTTCATGGCCGGTCTTTTCGCGCCGATTGTAGCGTCAATCGAAAGCCTGTTTGCCGCTGCACTGGCAAGCGCTGGCGGTCTGGCGACAATGGCAACGGCAGCGGCATTGGCTGTCGGTACGATGGCCGGTATCGGGGCCGCCTTTATCGGCTGGCAGTTGGGAAAACAGATCGCTCAGATGGAGATCCTGGGGCTGACCATCGGGGAAGCCATGCAGGCCGGATACGCTTCGGTCGCCAAGTTCGGCGCTTATGCGGTCTATGCCTGGGACATGATCGGGGCAACGGCTAAATCGGTTTGGGGGCAGGTCAAAGAGGCAGGGAAAAGCCTCTTCTACGAATTTATCGCCACCATTCAGGAATCATTCCCGAAAATGGCTCAGTTCTTCGGTCTAACGGAGGATTATCGGAAAAAGGCCGATTCCGCCAGGTCGTCTCAAAGCGCCATCTACCAGGACTTCATAAAGAACCAGACGGCGGCTAAAAGCAAACTCAAGCAGGAGTTGAACGTCCAGGAGTCGATCCGCGAAGAGATCTTCCGGGGAGCCGACGCCAGGAACAAGATCAAAGACGCCACGGACAGCGCCACGAAGAGCACGGAGGACCTGACGGCCGGGAGCCGCAAGGGGAAGGCCGCTGCCGTTGAATATAGCCTTGCCCATAGCGCCGTGAATTCCACCCTCGACCGGATGAGCGACATCCTCAAGGGAGCGAAGGAAAAGGTTGCCGAATTCGCCACAGAAATCAAAAAGCTTACCGCGACGTCCCACGAGGCCAAACTGATCGACATCGAGGACGCCTATCGGAAGGACATGGCGGCTGTCGAGAAATACAAGACCGATATGGACAGGGCCGTCCGGGAGCTACAGGAGAAGATCTCCAAAGCGCAAAAAGATGCCGCAAAGCAAAACGCCAAACGGGACGCCAATGACCCCATCACCGCCGTCGATCCGGCGGTCCTGGCCGATGCGCAGAATATGCTCAAGCTCAAGCAGGAATTAGTGACCAATGTCGAGATCCTGGAAAGGCAGGCAAAAGAGAAAAGAGATATCGCCCTTGCCCAGGAAAAATCCGAGAATCTTGTTTCCGTCCGTTCCTTCGTAGCCGCACAGACCCAGGAGTACACCCAACTGACCGGAAACATCCTGGCCGGGTACAAAGCAGAGGCGGACGCCCTGCGGGCAAAGCTCGCTGAGGAACTGGCGGACGTCAAGAAGTCTGCCGAGGAAAAGGCGGCCATCACGCTTCTGTACAACGAGAAAATCCGCCAGGCCGAGGTGGTAAAACCCGCCGAGTATGACCGGGCTGCCCGTGAAGCTGAAATAAACAATCGCCTGGCCAGCCTCGATCTGATTGAGGCAGAGGGTACGGCGCACCGGAACACCATCAATGAGCGGATCCGCCTGACGGAAGAACTGATCGCCCTGCAGCGTCAATCGCTTGCGGCCATGCCCAAGACGGGCAACGAGCAGGCATGGAACGCCCAGATGGACAAGATCATCGCCGAGCAGAAAAAGCGGGCGGAACTGGTGCGCGAGCAGTTGATGAATTCGCCCATTGAGGCGATGAAACTCGGCTTCAAGGATCTTTTGAACAAGTGGACCGATGTCGGACAGCAAATGTACGACGTTTCACAGACGACGGCGACGGCCATGCGTGATGCCTTCAGCGATATCTTTTTTGACGCCTTCCAGGGAAAACTCAAGAGCGTCGGCGATTACATTACGTCTTTTGTCAACAGCGTCAACCGAGCCATCGCCAACTATCTGGCAAATATGGCAGCGGCTGGCCTGATAGGTGCGGTAAAGAGCGGAATAAGCAGCTTCTTCAACTTAGGCACCTCTGGAAACTCATCGCTGGGCTCCAGTACGAGCACAATCTCCGGTAATTCGACCGGCAATTATTTAACTGTCGATCAAAGCCTTGCTTTGGGAAGCCACGGTGGGGGTATAGCTGGCCGCGAAGCACCGGCATTCTACCGCATGGTTCCGAACCTTGCCTTTGCCGGAGCCCCGCGTTTCCACGGTGGGTTTGCTCCTGACGAATATCCCGCCGTCCTGCAGCGCGGCGAAGGCGTCTTTACCGCCGGGCAGATGAAAGCTATGGGGCTCATGGTGGCCGGGTCCGGCGGCGACAGCGGGCCGAACGTCGAGGTCAATATCATCAATCAATCCGGTACGGAGCTGTCCGGCAAACAACGGGGAGCCCCGAAGTTCGACGGCAGGAAATGGGTGCTGGACATCGTGGTCGAGGGGATGGAGCGCTACGCTCCGCTCCGGACTGCG